GACAGTGCAGGAAATACTCATTATGAGTATCTCAAGTCAGCTTAAATGTTAAAAAGGGGAAAATCGCATGAAGGAAATTACATTAGATAGCGGATTCGTCTGCCAGATAGACGAAGCGGCATTGGATGATCAGGAACTGCTCGATGATCTCATCGGGTTAGATCAGAACCCTGTACGGTATTCTTCCGTGCTGGTAAGGCTTTTCGGAGAAGAGCAGAAGAAGGCTTTATATGAGCATCTTCGCAATAAAGAAACGGGCAGAGTTCCCGCTACACTTGTTGCAAAGACGGTCGGAGAGGTCTTTTCTAAACTCAATGGAAAAGCAAAAAACTGATAATCCTCGCCGGGCTTATCCGTTATGATGAAGATTCTTTAATCTGCGATTTTGCCGAAACCTACGGAATCTATGACTATCGGTCGCTGTCACCAACCATGGCGGCGACCCTTGCCGTAGGGTTAAGAAACGATTCACGGATAAAAATGAAGATTCAGGAGCGGTCTTATTCGTCTGAAATCCTTTTATTGGCTTCAGCGATAGACCGTTTATCTATTTTAATATGGCAGAACACCAAAGACGGGCAGAAGGGCATTAACAAGCCTGAAATGCTCGTTGAAAAGCTGACGAAGAAAGATAAACCGAAAGAAATCGTGTCTTTCAAGTCAGGCGAGGATTTCTTGAAAGAATGGGAGCGCATAAATGGCAACTGAAATTGCAAAAGCATATGTGCAGATAATTCCATCGGCGGAAGGCATACAAGGTGGCATCGCAAGTGCTCTCGGAGATGCTGGCATTGATTCGGCTGCAACGGGTGCCGGAACTCGAATTGCATCTTTGATAAAGGGAGCAATTGGAGCTGCAGCCATTGGCACAGTTATCAAAGAGGCCCTGAATGAAGGTGCGGCATTTGAGCAGAACATCGGCGGCATTGAAACTTTGTATAAAGATTCTGCTGACCTGATGAAAGAATATGCGGCACAGGCATTTGAGACTGCAGGACTTTCTGCTAATGCCTACATGGAAACCGCTACGAGCTTTGCCGCAGGACTTGTTAATTCACTTGGCGGAGACACTCAGGCGGCTGCAGAAGCGGCAAACACGGCTATCATTGACATGGCTGATAATGCTAATAAGATGGGCTCTTCGATGGAATCCATTCAGAACGCATATCAGGGATTCGCAAAACAGAACTACACCATGTTGGACAACCTGAAGTTAGGTTATGGCGGAACCAAAACGGAAATGGAACGTTTGCTTGCAGATGCTCAGGCCATCACTGGTGTTGAATATGATATTGAGAACCTGGCGGACGTATATGAAGCAATTCATGTTATCCAGGGCGAATTAGGCATCACAGGAACCACTGCCGAAGAAGCAACAGCGACTTTTTCAGGATCACTTGCATCCATGAAGGCTTCGCTCTCAAACTTTTTGGCGGCTATGGCTACTGGCGGTGATGTTACAAGTGCATTGTCTACGCTGGTCAATACGGCTACCACATTTCTGATGAATAACGCTCTTCCCATGATCATGAACGTGGCACAGGGAGTTGTTGCGGCACTTCCTGAGCTTGTAAATCAGGTAATTGCATTCCTGACGGATCCGGCAGCGATAAACATGATCATTGAAGCAGGTTTTACCTTGCTGACAAGCCTGATTGGAAACCTTCCGGGGATAATCACAACTATTATTCAGGCACTTCCAGATATCATCGTGAATATAGTTGATGCGTTAATCAGCAATATTCCTTTGTTAGTGGATGCAGGCTTTCAACTGTTTGTGGCACTTATAGCAAATCTTCCGCAGATAATCGTTGCGGTTGTAGCGGCTATTCCGCAGATAATCAATGGTATTCTCAATTCACTCAAAAATGCGATGCCGAAGATTGCTGAAGCAGGTTTTAATCTTATTGTTTCGCTGGTTGATAAACTCAGCGAGATTGATGCGAAGATTAAAGATGCCATCAAGCAGTTGATAGACAACCTTCTGGGTAAGATAGCCGATACCAAGGATGCAATGGTTGATGCAGGAAAGAATCTTTTGTTTGGAATAGGCGAAGGCATTACGAATGCCATATCTTCTGTTGTCGCAAAGGCAAAAGATGCGGCTGCTTCCATTGTTGACGGAATCAAGTCATTCCTGCAAATCGGATCACCTTCAAGGCTCCTTGCCAATGAAGTAGGCCAGTGGATTCCTGCTGGAATTGCTGAAGGTATAACCGAAAATTCGGATTTGGTTACAGATGCGATGAACGATGTCACGATGTCAGGAATCGGATCGAGTATTGAACCGATGATGAGTAATGTCGGCCAACTTGCTGGAGCAGGAAATATCACAATCCCGGTATACATCGGGCAGGAGAAGATTGACACAATCATAATCACTGCACAGCAGAGACAAGCATTGGTAAGCGGGGGAAGATAAATGGCACAGAAACTTAAACTGAAATTCGATACCGAATATTTCCCTTTAACAAAGGGAAGTTATTCTTTCACACCGCAGAACAAAGAGACTATTAACGAAACAGAAGCCGGAACCCTTATCCGTGATATAAAACGCTTGGGGGTTCCACATATCTCTGTATCCTCGACCGTAAACGATACCTGGTTTCAGAAGCTGTACAACTATTACACTTCGGGATCAGAGATTACGGTTTATCATTTGTCTCCCGCTACGCTTGTGGAGGCTTCTTTTAGTGGATTCATTCAGAACTTGACCTATAACGCAATCACAGACAATGGCACCAATGTATATTGGGATGTATCATTTGAGGTCACGGCATACTAATGTATTCAGCATCAGCAGATTTTCTCACAAAAATAAAATCAAATACAAGGGATATCACATGGAACGGTACCATCACAACAACTGGTGGTGCCGTTTATACGTTTGATGATGAGAATATTATCAACAGCGGTTCGATTACCAGGATGATATCGCAGCAGAGTTTGAGGATAGGAACAGTTTATGCTGCTTCGCTGTCTATAGAACTAATTCTCCCCGGTGTTTCACGTTACGAACTGTATAACGGAACCATCGAGCTTGAATGTTCTATTGACGGAGCATTAGATGTCATTCCGATGGGCAGCTATACCATCGGAGAAGCTCTTCAGGCATCGGACCATATAACGCTCAAGGCATATGACAATATGCTGTTGTTTGACAGCGTTGGGTTCGTTCCTGCCTCGCACGTTGACATACAGACTCCGTACAATTGGCTTGTGGAAGCGTGTACGGCTTGTGGAGTGGTGTTAGGTAGCACAAGCGCAGAAATATCCGTCATGCCAAATGGCGGTCGTAAAACAGGCTTTGCGGACGTTGTAAGCGATGTTAAGACGTGGAGAGATGTATTAGGGTATCTGACAGCGTACATCGGCGGATTTGCGTTTATTGGTCGTGATGGAAAGCTGTACGTTAAGCAGTACAAGGCGGCGAGTGATGATACTGTTCCGTCATCGTTCAGATATTCGTCTGATTTGTCGGACTTCAGGACAACTTATGACGGACTCTATGCCGTGTTTAAAGAGGGCGGAGTCCAGGAATACGTCAGCAATTCAAATGTAGGCGGATTAGTTCTCGATTTGGGTACTAATCCGTTTTTGCAATTCACAGACCAAAGCAACCGATTAGATGCCCTTCAGGAGATTATTAATAGCTGGAATGGGATTTATTACGTTCCGTTCAATGCTGATATGCCCTTGGTGCCGACATATGATCCCGGTGATGTCCTGACGTTCACGGATAATCAGGCGGCACAGTATGACATTGGAGCTATTACGGAGATAACGTATAACATCAGCGGTACGATGTCGGTTAAATGTTCCGGAGATAACCCGATACTTGCATCGGCTCAAGATAGGTTCAGCAAAACAGTAGCTGGACTCTCCTCTGACTACAACAATGGTCAGGAGATTGGTGGAAAAGGCTTTTGGATGCTCCATACCGAAAACACATCGGCTCTGACGGTCGGCTCGACCAAAACGCAAGTGGCAGAGATTGAGTTTCAGCAGACCGTTGATGTGCAGAAAGTCGGGCTTGTGTTCACTTGCGAGGCATCATTGAGTGCAACGGCTGTGGTGGATATTCTCATAACTGTTGACGATAGCGATGATTATAAATTTGAGTACACGAGTGAAAAAACTCTCAAAGGCAAAAGACCATTTGCAAGGACTTGTGCATTCAGAGTGACAGGCAAAGGAACACACACGGCAAAGGTTTATATGACAATAACTGATAACGCATTGAAGTGGAGCGATTTGGTATGAGTGCAACGATAGCAAAAAATGATTTGAGTTTTTTCATATTCGGGAGTGGGCATGATTACACTCTTGCAAATTCGGGCAAGGGCGAGGTGCGGTGGTTCTCTCATCCTTTCATGGCAAAAGGTGCGAGAGCCTATGCAGGAATGTACTACTTCCAAGTACCGAACGAACAGGGTGAGATGTTCGATGCTGTCAAAGACGATATCGAGCATTGTACGTTCACTCCTGCACTCGGCGATACTTTCGACACCGTGGGCGAACAGGAAATCCGTGTCGATTACTACAGAGAATATCCGCACGATGAGGACACTCTTGTTGTTGAAAAGCACCTTAAACAGACCATCACAGTAGTTGACCATGGAGCGGTCGCATCCTCATATTACAACAACATAATCTATGCTGACGGCTATTGCTATGTAAATCCTGCATCGGACTACGTGTCAAGGAATAACGGATGGTGGCTGTCGGGTTCGTTCAAGAAGATATCATCACTCCCTTGGGGAACGGAAAGCATATCAAATATATCGACCGATATCGAAGATGCGAGCGAGTTGGGATTTGCCGACTTCTCGCAGATGACGACATTCAAGAAACTGTTCTACGGCTGTTCAAAACTGTGGAACATTCAGAACTTTGACCAGATAGATGTGTCGCACATCACCAACATGAGTCAGACATTCTACGGATGTGATTCGCTTGTTGATATCACACCGCTCAAGACTTGGAGAACAAGGAGCGTGACGGACTTTTCGGGATTCCTCGGAGCAACAGGCATCACAAACACGGACGGATTGCAGGGCTTTACTTTCGAGTCTGCATATAGTCTGTATGAGTTCTTCTTCGGTTGCGATTTCCTTGTTGATCTCAAGGGTATCAGCGGATGGAAACTCAAGGGCATCAGCGAAACGGCAAGGATGTTCATGGGCAACGGTAGCCTTAAGGATTTGACACCTCTCAAGGATTGGGATATGTCCACAGTATCAAACGTGGACTCAATGTTCGCGATTGATGGCGGTTCAAAGTGTGGAAAATTAACCACATTGAACGGCTTGCAGAATTGGAATATGTCAAACGTGAGGTTCTTCACCAGAATGTTTGGAGGTCAGACTTGGCTTAACGATATTTCTGCAATATCGGGATGGGATGTATCAAACGGTGTCAACTTTGAACGGATGCTACTCGGTGTCGCTTGCCTTACACTCGGAGCATTGAGCGGTTGGAACATGGCAAGGGCGAATGCGATGACGGATATGTTCTTCCGCTCTTACAAGGTATACTCGGAGAAACTCGGAAAATATGTAGTGATATGGGGCAATGTATACCGCGATTATGCTGACAACGAGTATGTCGAATACGAAGTCACTCCACCAGACCTTGAGAAACTGACACAGGACGCATCAGCGGTCAGCGGATGGAGCGTGTCGAATGGCAGACAGGCGTTTGATACGACCGAGGGATATGCAACATGGATTAACATACCTGCATGGAATTAAGGGGGCAACATGGCAAGTTATACTCCAAATCTAAATCTATACAAGCCCGATGATTCGGACGATTACAAGGATTTCCGTGAGGGCTTTAATGACAACATGGACATCCTCGATCAAGGCGGTGGTGGTGGAAATCAGAACATCGCCACAGACTATGACGACACACAGACATACACCCAAGGCGACTACGTAATACAAGGTGGAGTTCTGTATAAATGTGTCACGGCTGTCACAACACCCGAATCCTTTGACCCTACGAAGTGGACACAAGTGACCGTGGGTAATGAACTTAAGGACAAGATATCGGATGTGTCGTGGTTCGGTAACTTTTCGAATGGCGACATAATGGGGCAACTTTACATTGACAACGGATACTACTTCTTGAGGTCAAGGAAGTACACAGGTGGTGACGGTGTAAACGTGAACCTCATACCGAACGGTGACGGAGAGATAAGCCTTGAATATCTGAAAGTCGTTGACGGAGCGGTGAACCTTGTATTTGATGATGGGAATTGAAAGGGGAAGACATGGCAACAGTTACAAAACCGATAGCACTTGACAGAAGTTTTAACACGACAGAGCAGACAAGCCGAAACATTGCTGATGTTCTTGCGGAAGAACTGTCAGCAATCATCACGGCTCTCGGTGGCTTGAATTTCATCAACTACGAAGTCGTGGAAGAACTTCCGACTACAGGAATATCAACGACTACGATTTACCTCGTACCGAGTGACGATCCGCAGAGTGGGAACACCTACGATGAATATATCAACCTCAATGGCACAGTTAGCGGATGGGAGAAAATCGGCTCGACCGCCATTGACTTGTCGGGGTATTACACGTCAGCCGAAACCGATGCACTTCTGGACGAAAAGGTGGATAAGGATTCGTTTGACGAGCAGACAGCAACCGATGAATTTACAACTATCAATGGTGGTCTTTTATCCTCATGCAAAGTCTCCCTTTCACCTAACCAAGACTTACACGGATATTCAGAGCCGTGGGTAGGGGGAGCGAACGAAAACAAAGCCGATTTTGTTGATGGATATAGTATATCCCCTTCGGGTGAAGTGGTTGAATTTGTCGGGCGTTGTGCGACAGTTAATCCGATAACAATAGAATCAAATACAACGTACTATGTAAAGAGATTTAATACTGCTGATGCGGGCAAGTTTATATATGCGGTTTATAACGGTAGCACACTTGTAAGACGTGTGGCAAACATTGATAACAATTCGGTACTTGATACAAGCGGTGGCGATAAGTTATATGTTTGTGCTTATGACGGTACGATTGCTGAACTCTTACCGATGGTAACAAAAAACACGTTGCCTACGGCTTATTCCCCCTACTCCAACATCTGCCCCATAAGCGGACATACACAGGTTGAGGTTGATGTATCAGACGGACAGACAACACAGGAACAAATAACCGTCAACCTCGGTGGAACATATTACAGTGGAACTCTTGATATGGTAAGTGGGGTGCTGACAGTTGATAAGGCAAAATTAGCAATAAATACATCTACCATTGCAACGATATCCAAGAGTGGACTTACAAGTGCTGATATATTTACATTAGCATTGCCAAGCACTTATAAGTTATCCGCAAATGCAATCCTTTCGCATTATCCGTATATAAACACCGAGAATGTCAACGAAGTCGGCAAAGCATGGTTAGGATCATCAAATACACAGTTAAGAATTGGTTTTTCTGCGTATGGAACTACCACGTTGGAAGATTTCAAAACATGGCTTGATGCAAACAATGTTGAGGGATGTTTTGAACTTGCCACTCCTCAATCCATCCAACTTACTCCACAGCAAGTAAAGGCTCTTGTTAGAGAGAATCATCTCTCCGCTCCACTTGAGGGACAGGAGATTACAGAGAGTAAGTACAAGAAGATGTTCACTTTTGATGATGTCATCGCTTATATTCAATCGCTATAAGCCGACAAAAGGAGACTAAATAGATGTGGTGGTGGAATAGGTAGACACAGCGGAAACAACGACTACGATTCTTGCGGAAGTGGTGGCAAAAATAAGCCATGTTAGGTGCAAATCCTAACCCACATCAAATAAGGAGACTAAATGGCAGACAAAATAATCGTGATATATGACAAGAGTATGCACGGAATAAGTATCGGCAGATATAAAGAGGGCAAGACAAAAGCCGAAACTCTTAAAGTCAATTTTGGAGAACAAGCCGATATAATCTATCGCATCTTAACCGAGCAAGACACCAGAGCAAGTATCAAAGAGAGCAACTAAAGGAGGTAGTCATGCTGTTATCAGATTTTATTGCAAAGTTAAGACTTGCCCATGATGTGCCGAACTATTACAACAATCACTTTCCAAAGAACCTCGGGTATTATGACGGCACGAGATATTCATTTGATTGTTGGAATTTGATTAAAGCCGTTTTAAGTGGTTGGACGGATAACCGAACTGTCGGCTATTACGTCCACACCAATGAGTTAGTCACAGGCGACATTGACGGCTATACGATGTTAAAAAAATGCTCGGGGAGATCAAAAGATTTCTCCAAACTCAAGCAAGTCGGTACATACCTTTACATCTACAAGTCACCACACGCAGGAGTGTACATCGGTGACTTTGAGATAGACGGATATTGGTTCAATGTCGTTGAGTGTACAGGTGCTTGGGAGTCAAAGGTTCAGTACACCTATGTTGACGAAAAGGGTGGCAGATATCTGTACAAGGGTGGTTCAAAGTCACCTTATTCATGGGAAGAATACGGACTTTTACCGTGGGTGGAGTACGATGAAAAGCCGACACCCATTCCCGAACCCGAGCCGATTACTAATGTCGCATTCGGTGTGGATGTGTCAAGGTGGCAAAAGGGATTCAACCTCGGGAACGCAAAAGCCGAGGGATTCACGTATTCCATCATAAAGGCAGGTGGAGCAGACTCGGGATTCTATAAAGACCCCTCGTTTGAGAACTTCTACGCTCAAGCCAAGGCACTCGGGATGAAGATTGGAGCGTATTACTACGGCAATGCTTTTTCCACGGAAGATGCACTCCAAGAAGCGAATTACTTTATCTCATACCTTAAGGGCAAGCAGATAACCCATGTCTACTATGACGTTGAGGGTAGGATGCTGAACCAAGGCTACACCCATTTGACGGACATCATCAACGTGTTCTGCCAGACCATGATAAACAACGGCTATGCTTGCGGTATATACACGAGTGAGAGCCACTTCAACTCTCGATTTGACGATGCAAGGCTTATCATGTTCCCTCATTGGGTCGCAAGGTACTCCAAGACACCGCCAAAACTGAACAGCATCGCTCTTGTGGAGATATGGCAATATGGCGGTTCGGTCAATTACGTAAGAGACCCGAAGATAAAGGGGACAACCGTTGACCAAGATCAGATAAACATTCAATGGGTGGATGAGCCGAAACTGACCGCACAGCCTGTTGAGGTTGCCATCATCGACAAGAAGAACGTTGACCAACTTGCAAACGAGGTGCTCGCTGGCGAATGGGGCTCCGGCTTAATTAGACGTGCCAGACTCACGCTTGCCGGATATGACTACTACACCGTTCAGCAGAGAGTCAATGAGTTGGTCGAGGAGAGAAGTGCCAAGGGCAAAAAGTATGTCGTGGTTAAGGGCGACACCCTGTCAGGCATCGGCAGAAGATTCGGAGTTGATTGGCACAAGATAGCCGAGGATAATGGAATTGAAAAGCCGTACACGATTCAAATTGGTCAGTATCTCTTGATAAATAAGTGAGGGAGAAGAAATGGAGACAATAATTTCATCAATCATCACAGGAGTAGTCGCTCTTGCGACCTGTCTCATCACACAAGGCGTGGCGAACCGCAAGACGACAGCTCTGATTGAGTTCAAATTGGACGAACTGACCAAGAGAGTGGACAAGCACAACAACGTTATCGAGAGAACTTACAAGCTTGAGGAACAGACAGCCTTACAAGACGAAAAAATCCGTGTGGCTAATCACAGAATCGCTGATCTCGAAGGAAAAGTGGAAAGGAGAAAAGATGATGCTAAATAATCGAATTTATGATGTGTTGAAGTACATCGCACAGATTGTACTCCCTGCAATAGCAACCTTGTATTTTGCTCTCTCGCAGATATGGGGTCTGCCTTATGGCGAGGAGATTGTCGGAACAATAACCGCTGTTGATTGTTTTCTCGGCGCTCTTCTGGGAATCAGCAATGTTCAGTACAAGAAGAGCAAGAACGAAGGTCGTTCAGCTATCTGATAGCCTTTCGATACATATCATTTTCCCCTGCCCCTTACGGTGTCACAGCCGTGAGGGGCTTTTTTAGTTGAGCAAAAAGTTGAGCAGGGCATACCCAGACGCAGAGCGGGTCAATTTTAGAAACCGCGAAAATACGGCACATATGAACGGTTATGAACTGTGATGAACGATAGGCAGAGACCACGTGTCTCACTTAAAACCCGCATGAATAGTGTGGTTGACGGCATCACTTGAGCAAATACTTGAGTGATGCAATTTTTTTGTTGACAACGCTACGCAAGCGTAGTAATATAATAGGCACAGAGGCAAACAAAACGCATACCGAAAGGAGTTAAATATGTG